ATGAGTTCATCCAAAGCGAGTAACGCACGCCCCATCGGCATCGACCTTTTCGCGGGTGCCGGCGGCCTGTCCCTGGGCTTTGAGCAGGCGGGCTTCGACATCGCCGCCGCGGTCGAGATCGACCCCATCCATTGCGCCACGCACGAATACAACTTCCCCAAATGCAGGACCATCTGTGCCAGCGTCACGGACATCGGCGGTGCCGACATCCGGCGCTTGGCCGGGCTGGGCGACCGAGACATCGACGTCGTGTTCGGCGGAGCCCCCTGCCAGGGGTTTTCAATGATCGGCAAACGCGCTCTGGACGACCCGAGAAACCAACTGGTCTTCCACTACGTCCGCATCGTCGCCGAACTGCAACCCAAATACTGCGTTTTCGAGAACGTCAAAGGGCTCACCCTCGGCAAGCATGCCGGGTTCCTCGAAGAGCTGATCGCCGCCCTGGGCGACGCCGGCTACGACGTCGCGCTGCCCTACAAGGTTCTGAACGCCGCCGACTACGGCGTCCCGCAGGACCGCAAACGCCTGTTCCTGATCGGCACCCGCCGCAGCTTCGCCCAGGCTGCCTACCCCGAACCGCGGGCCGAGCGTGTGACCGTCGTCGAAGCCATCGGCGACCTGCCCGACGCCAACGCCTTCGACGAACTGAGCGGCAGCGACGAAGTACGCACCGTCTGGAACACTGACGCCACCTACGCACGCCGGCTGCGCAGGCTCGAAGCCGACCCGCACGACTTCGGCTACGAGCGCCATTTCGCGCGCGACCTGCTCACCTCCAGCCTGCGCACGGAGCACACCGCCCTGTCCCAGGAGCGCTTCCTCGCCACCGAGCCGGGCAAGACCGAGCCGGTCAGCCGCTTCCGCAAGCTGCCGCTCGACGGCCTGTGCAACACCCTGCGCGCCGGCACCGACAGCGCCCGCGGCGCCTTTACCTCGCCCCGGCCGATCCACCCTACCCTGCCCCGCGTCGTTACCGTGCGCGAGGCCGCGCGCCTGCACTCGTTCCCCGACTGGTTCCGCTTCCACGCCACCAAGTGGCACGGCTTCCGCCAGATCGGCAACAGCGTGCCGCCGCTGCTCGGCCGAGCCATTGCCGGCTCCGTCATGCAGGCCCTCGGGGTCGCGCCGAGCAAACCGGCGGAAACGCTGCAACCGGGCAATACCGAGCTGCTGAACTTCGACATGAGCAGGGCCGCCCGTTACTTCGATGTGCCGCACGACACCATCGCCCAGCGCACCCGCAAAACCGCCGCCCAAGATTCGCTTACGGAAGAGTCCAATGTCTGATGCCAAACCGGCCAGGAAACCGAACCGCTACGCCGCCATCATCGAGCGAATCTTCTTCTCCCACTACACGTCCGGCACGCTGGAATTCCAGTTTGCCCGGGAGGAAATCGTCTCCGTTGCGGCCGGGCTCGACGTTGCCTTGCCGAAAAACCTCGGCGACCTGATCTACTCCTTCCGCTACCGCTACGAGCTTCCGCCGGCCATCCTCGCCACCGCGGACGAAGGATTGGAGTGGATCATCGAGGGCTGCGGTCAGGCGCTCTATCGCTTCAGGCAGGCCAAGCTGAACCGCATCCTCCCGAACGAGCACCTGATCACCGTCAAGGTGCCGGACTCCACCCCGGAGATCATCGCCGCCTACGCCCTGAGCGACGAGCAAGCCCTGCTCGCCAAGGTGCGCTACAACCGGCTGATCGACATCTTCCTCGGCATCACCGCCTATTCGCTACAGAACCATCTGCGCACCAACCTCAAGAGCGTCGGCCAGCTCGAGATCGACGAAATCTACGTCGGCCTCGATCGCCACGGCCGCCAGTTCGTCGTCCCCGTCCAGGCCAAGGGCGGCTCGGACAAGCACGGCGTCGTCCAGACCCACCAGGACATCGCCTACTGCAAGGCGAAATTTCCCGACCTGGTCTGCCGCGCCGTATCCGCGCAGTTCATGAGCGACGACCGCATCGCTATGTTCGAACTCACCCTGCAGGACGGCGAAGTCAAGGTCGTGGAGGAGAAGCACTACCGGCTGGTACCCGCCGGCGAGATTAGGAGCGAGGATTTGCAGGGCTACAACTTGCGGGCCGATTAGGGAATTGCGGACACTTGAGTAGTGTGGTGGTGGACAAGCTGAGCGTTGTCCACCCTACTTGCTGCGCCGTTGTCTCCCTTACGCGCTCAGTTGTCATTTCTAACTTCCCACCTGAAAATTATGTCGCTCTCGAAGATTTCAATAAGTTGAATTAGTACGCAAAACGTTGAGCTTGAAGGCTTAACGATGGCAATCATTCCTTTTTTCATTCTTGCGAAGTGGCTAGGGAATCGAAAGACCATCGGATCAGTAATGTCGCCAAAATTCCTGGCTCCCGACGCAACCCTTACGGCGCCATTGTTGCTTGAAAGGTCAACACACCCATGATTTGGCTGCAAGGTTGCCCATTTAATGTTAATTATCCTTGGGTCTTTTTCGCTAAACTGGACTTCGAGGCTGGTTCCACTATGCACTACTGGCATTCTCCTTTTTCCGCAGCCATAAATTTTATGAATATCACAAAATTCAAATGTTTCTTCTTCTACGGCTGCTCTTAATTTTCTATTGAAAAAGCTCACATTTATATTGTTTTCCAATAGCCTCCTGTAGCCTTGGGAGTAGATTGTCCCGTTTGGATCTAAAACCCCAATTACAACTTCATTCACCCCTGACTCGATTAATAACTGGGCGCAGGATTGAATTTCTTGCTCATCGTGCAGTTCGACGCATGGCTCTAGTGTCGTAAATACTGTTGAGCCTTGTATTTGTTCATTTGTTAGTTTTCTTATTGCGACGCGCTCGGCGTGAACACCTCTGGTTTCACCTCGGTATCCAGTAGATAAAACTTCTCCACTTTTGGAAATCACAACGCCAACCCGAGGAAATTCGCAGCACTTGAGGTGTTCCTCTATCGCTAATTTCATTAAATCTGATCTTGAGTATTTCTTCGACATGCTGATCAATCTCATGGCATTTGGTTAAGGGGCAGGCTTTGGCTGGCCCCGATAAATGCAGCGAATGACTTGAATCGCTTGTTAAATGATACGATTGCTCTCGATATGCTTATCAAGTTCATCAATAAGGATGTGTATATCTCTTATTGCGGAGTGCGCTTTTAGCTTTGTTAGTTTGGTTATGGATGATTTTGGTCTTGAGCAGTTATGAATCCAGTCATGTCTTAGTTGGACGATGTATGCGATTCTTGACTTTAGGGCGGCCACTGCCTGCTTATTTGCATCATCGAGTTTTTTTCCTTTGAGACCTGCGGTAGTCGATTTGGTGTGACGTGTGAATCTTATTCTGTTGTGAGCTATTAGAACTGCTATAAAGTCGGGCCAGAGTTTTTTGCCGGCAGGCAGTATGGGGTTAAATAGGTCGTCAATTCTTGAAATGGAGAGTATGTTTTCTCTCTCCATAACCTTTCTTGCAGCCATACGAATTGACCAGAGCGGGCGATTGGCTCTAGTGTTGTTTAGTACTTCTCCAGCAGGCAGTGGTTGTTTCTTGTAACCGCTAGGGAATGTGCCTGGCCACTTTCCTTGAGCATATGCGCGTAAAGATGACGAAAGGCAGTCAACATATGCATCACATAGATATGCATCCATGGCGCCTACAGACATTGCTACTGCGGAAAGCATCAGGTCATTACAGAGTTTTTTATCCGAATTTTGAACCGATAACTGTAGTTGTGTATGTTGATAAATGCTCCACGCTCTCGCTATGTCATCGTCAAAGTGTTTCTTTGCTGTAATTGGCATTTGTGAGTTTCTGTCTAACTAAAAAAGACACAAAATGGTGTTGGACTCCCCGGGTGGGGTTAGCGGATAATACGCTTTGTCATCTCTGATCTCCCTATCTGGGGCGCGGATTCGACGTTTAAGCTGACCGTTCGTCGGCTTTATACACCATGTACTTCCGCCCCCGTTAGTCATCCGAGCGCGCATGGCTCCCCAGTTGACTCCTGCCAGCTTCGCCCGCTAAGGTTCCGCCGCTGCCGCTAAATCGGCAGCCTGGGATTGGCGTCCCGGCATACGAGGCGGTCACGAAACCGCTGCTATTTAGCGGTTTTTTGTGCCCGCGGCATGGCTGCACCCGTTATGGGCGGGCCGTGTGTGGGGGTCTTCGGACCCGCCGGCCCTCGTACCGGTACGCCAACCCGCACGGTTCCGCTCACCCAAATTGGCGTTTGGGTGGCGGTAAGCAAGCCTTACGAGGATTCCTCCATGTCGAACTCCACTGCCCAAGCTCTGTCTGCGCCTCAACTCGCTATCGTCGATTTTCATGGTCACGCACTCACCGTTATCACCAGCCCATCTGGCCAACGTTTGGTAGCAATGAGGCCTATCTGCGAGGCCATCGGCATTAGCTGGCAGTCGCAGTACAACCGCATCCAGCGGAACCAAGTTCTCAAGGAAGGTGTAGTCGTCATGAATACACCTTCCGCCGGCGGTGAACAGGAAACCACCTGCCTCCCTCTCGACTACCTCAACGGCTGACTGTTCGGCGTGGACGTCTCCCGCGTCAAACCCGAGATCCGCGAGCGCCTGGTGCAGTACCAGCGCGAATGCTTCGCCGCCCTCGCCGCCTACTGGCAGCAGGGCGAGGCCATCAACCCGCGCGCGGCCCTGCCGGCCGGCAACGTTTCCGCTCCCCTGCGCCTGACCTACAACGACCGCCACTTCCGCATCGTGCCCGTCGGCACCGAGGTCTGGTTCGTCGCCGCCGACGTGGCCAGCGCCGTCGGCCTGCGCGACTCCCACGTCGCCACCCGCCACCTGCGGCCCGAGCACAAGGCCACCCTCCCGGTCGGCCGACAGACGCTGAACGTCATCAGCCAGGCTGGGCTGGAACTCGCCCTGCTGCACGCCCACCCCGAGCGGGTAGCGCCCTTCCGCGCCTGGCTGGCCGAGGCCCTGAACCTGCTGCCCACGACCACCGCCGCGCCCGAACCCGAGCGCCCGCCCGTGGCCAGCCTGAGCCTGGAGGCACGCAACTTCACCCTGGACTATCTGGAGCGCTGCCGTCAGGCCGTGATCGACGCCGGCGGCACGCTGCCGGCCTGGAACCAGGAGGCCGACCAGCGCATCTCCGACAACATGGCCGCCCTGCTGATCAGCGACAAACGCTGGCTGCTGACCTTCGGCGACAGGGGCGAGCCGCAGCTCCAGGCAATCCCCCGCGAGGCCGACATCTTCACCCCCGAGACGCTGCTGGACTGGATTCGCAATCCCTTCGGCGCCCGGCCCGACTACCTGCCGGTCATCTTGAAAGCCATCGGCGAACGCCTCTCCAGCCCCCGCCGGCGCTGAATCGCAGGCACAAAAAAGAGCCCCTGCCGAAAAGGCAGGGGCTCGTGTTTCGATCCGGCATCTTCACTTCGGCGCGATCGCGTTCATCCGATTCCAGCGATCAGCCGACCGCAACGTGCCGAGGCCGAGCATGCCGAAGATCAGCTCGAACAACACATCACTGAGAGACGGCAGCGGCGGAACATCCGCGGCTCCGGCCACGGTCAGCAGCCACGGCAGCAGCGGTCGCAGCAGAAACTCGTAGCCGAGGCCCGCGACGCAGACGTAGCCGGCCAGCGGCCGCCATCCGGCCTGGAATCCGGACTGGCTCGCCGCTTCGACTTCGTTGATCTTGGCCTGGGCCAGATTGACCTGCAGGGCCGCGTCCAGATCCTTGAAGGCTCCGCTCTGCTGGAGCTTGAGCAGCTCGAGCTGGGCTTGGGCCTTTGCCTCGGGGTCGGCAATCAGCTTGTCGAGCAGGCCGGTGATGGTCGGCAATAGCGCCGTAGCGGCGGCAATCAGACTCATGCCGGCACCTCTTCCATAGCCTGCGCATAGAGCGCGTCCCAACTGTCACGACGAGGCTTTCCGGGCCTCCAGGTGCGCAGGTAAAGATCCCATGCCGCACCGACCTCTCCCACCGCCGGCAGCCGAGCCGGATCGGTCCACAGCAGCAGGCGGGCGAATGCCGCGGCCAGCACATCGTCGTGCTCGAGCTCGGCATAGACTGCGCTCTCTATCGGGTCGATACCGCGAGCCTCGCAGACCGCCAAGGCATGCGGCCGGCTTTGCGGATGAAGCAGCACGCCACGCACGCCCCCCAGCTCGAACTGCCAGAAGCCACGGGCAGGCCCGCCGATCTGCCGGCGATGGATAAAGCCGGACTCCTGCAGGCCGATGGCCAGTAGCTGGATTTCGGCGCGCAGCCCCGACATTTTCTCGGGCAGCAGCGCGAACGCCGGAGCGATGGCTGCGGTGCGGATGACGGATAACGTCATGTGGACCTCCATAAATGAAAAAGCCCGCACGGGGCGGGCTGGTTAATCAGATGGTGTGGGCGAAGGTGTGCCGCCATCGCTGGTGGCTATCCAGCCCGTCGCGCACGCTCCACAGCTCGGCGATCACGCTGCCGACATAGGTCGTAGCCAGGGTCGCCGTCGTGCCGGCGATCCCGGTCTGGCTGGCGAGCACCGCCTGGGTATCGGTCCGCAGCAGCCGGGCGCTGTAGGTGGTGCCGCTCTCCGGGCCGATGCTGCCCTGCCCGGTGTCGATCAGCTGGTCGGCCTGCAGCAGCCGGTCGCGGTGGGCCCAGGTCAGCACCACGTCGCCGGTGATGCTCGCCGGGTAGCTCGCGCCGCCGATCCTGAACAGCCCCGGCGGATACGGCCGGCCCTGCCGCTGGGCGGTAAGCAGGCTATCGACGGCGGCCAGCGCCGGGTCGAGCTGGCCCTCGCTGGTCTGGGTCAACTGGCGGGCCTGCACGGTGACGCTCGGCGCGTACTCGGTCGGGTCGATGGCCGTTTCGTCGTCCAGGAACCACAGCCGGGCGCCGGCGGCGTGGCTGGCCGGCACCGTATCGACGCAGCCGCGGGCCAGGGTGCCGCTCAGGGTCGCCGGGTCGAAGGCGTCGATCCGCACGATCTCGTCGTCGAGCAGCGCGGCGCCGCCCACCTCGACGAAGTCCAGGTCGGTCCCGGCGGTCAGGACAAAGGCGGTGTCCTGCGGTCCCAGCGCGCTGACCAGCAGCCCGCTCGGGCAGAAGCTGCCGCTGTCGTCCCGCTCGGCGAAGGCCGCCGCGCCGACCCGGGCTTCCAGGGCATAGCTGAGCGACAGCGCCGTGGGTTTGGATGCCAGGCTGCTCAGGTAGCAGGCCGTGGCGTCGATCAGCTGCAGGTTGGCCGGGTCGGTGGTCCGCGCCAGGTCGCGCCAGGTCCGTTCGACCAGGCGGCGCACACCGACCGCCGTCGGCGTCCGGTCCGGCGGCGTCCAGCCGGAGGGCTGCACGCTGGCCATGCTGCCGGACGGCAGGCCGAACACGTCCTGCACGGCGGTGATGGTGATCGTGGCGCTGTCCAGGGTGCCGTCCTCGATGCGCCCGGCACGCACCACCAGGTCGACGATGCCGCGCTTGAGGCTGCGAAGGCGGAACGGCTGGCCGGGCTCGATGGTGTATCCCTTGCGATCCAGCCGGACCTTGAAGCGCTTGAGGCTGCCGGCGCGTTGGCGCAGCTCGCGCACCGCCACCCGGCCGGCCAGTTCGGCGGTCGGCAGGCCGGGGAAGTCCATCGAGGTGGAAAGCACCTGCCCGTCCGACTGCACGGCCGCCAGGTTGCGCTCGCGCCACTGGCGATCCTCGTCCTTGATCGGGTCGTGCCATTTGACGATCAGCTCGTTGGCGGCGCCCGCGGTGGCGGCGTTCTCGTCCTCGTCGATGCCGAGCAGGCCGCTGTCCTCGTCGAACAGCGGCAGGCTGGCGGCATCGTAGTCGTCGCGCACCAGGGTCAGGTGGAAGGTGCCGTCGAAGCGGCTCAGGTAGAGGTTGGCGCCGATGTGGTCGAGCACCGTCTGGGCGAATTCCTTCACCGAGTCCTGCCGCGCCCAGCGCAGGCAGAGGCCGAAGCCTTCGCCGTAGAGTCGGTCGGCCGCGGCGCGGAAGCTGGCGTCGTCGAGCCGCGAGCGGTCCATGCCGCCGTCCCATTCGCGGTTGGTCAGGCATTCGTAGACGATGTGCGCCGGGTTCATCGCATGGATGGCCCCGCCTTCCAGCTCGATCCGGGCCTTCTCCGGGTACCAAGTGCCGCCGTCCCAGCCGGCCGTCGCGCGCCGCACGCGGATCTTCCAGGGCTTGAGGTAGGGCGTCATCGCCGACACCTGGCCGTCGTAGAACAGCGTCGCCATGCCGCGAAAGCCCGGCACGGCGCCGCCCAGCATGGCGGCCAGCAGCGCCGGCGCGGTCTGGGTCGGCTCGCCCATCAGCACGTCGAGGGTGCCCTTGATGCCGCCTTCCTTCTTGTCGCCGCCGAACAGCTTGGGCTTGTCGATGTACACCTGCCCGCTTTCGGTGACGCTGCCGTCGAAGGCGGTCTTGCCGTCGATGCGGATCTCCACCAGCTCGTCGACCGGGCCGCGGCCGAGGCCGATGTGCAGGCCCAGGTAGTACTTGAAGCCGATGACGACGCTAGCGCCCATGCCCATCGGTCACCTCCTTTCTCGCGTGTTCGACCAGGTGCAGGGCCAGGGCATCGCCGGTGGCCAGCAGCACGCCGGCCGGGATGCCGCCGGCGCGGACGATCTCCGTCCAGTCCAGCCCGTAGTGCGCGCACAGGGCGCGGGCGCCGCGGTGGCAGTAGCCGGGCCGGCTGCCCCAGGCGGGAACGCTGTGCAGATGTTCCAGGGTCACGAACAGCTCGCCAGGCTCGGCGCCGTCGCTCGTTACCGTTACGTCGGTGAGGTCGTCCATCATTTGCCGCTCGAGGTCTTGACCTTCCTGGTGCGGAAGCGCCCGAAGCTGAGCACCTGCCAGTCGCCGGTCCAGCAGTCGCCGAAGAACACCGCCTGCGGGGTGCCCTCGTCCGGCACCGGCAGATCGAAGTCGCTCAGGGCCGCCGGCTTGGGCTTCTGTGCCTTGGGGCGCATCAGGTAGCCGATCGCCAGGGACGACACCATGACGACCAGCTGGATCGTGGTCGGGTCCATCGCATGCTCCTTTAGAAAAAGTTGTTGCCGTCGAACGGCGATTCGCCCGCCAAGTGCGGGATGCCGCCGTAGTTCGGCAGGTTGGCGAAGAACAGGCAGGCGGCGGTGGTCTGGGCGCAGCCCGGGTAGACGCGGATCGCCTGGGCGAGTGCGAGGCCGGCGGTGCCGCCGAGCAGGGTCAGGGTGCTGCCGGCGTGCCGCTCGATGCCGCGCCGCTCGTACTCGCCGCCGCCGATGGGCCACTCGACCAGCCCGCCGGTGAAGTAGCCGTCCGGCTGGGCGGCGAAGGCGCCGTTGCTCAGGCTTGCCCCGTCCATCGACTGGATGCTGGACTCGATCCGGTAGCCGTTGCGGTCGACCCCGCAGGCCAGCGAGTACAGCGCGTGCGGGCAGTTGCGCTCCCAGCCCAGGCGCAGACCCTGCATCTCCATGCGCTCGCTGAGCGGCGCGCAGGCGATCTCGCAGCGGTCGAGCGCCGGCCAGCGCACCGAACGCACTTCGCCGGCCCAGATCACCAGGTAGTCGTCGACGCCGTCGTGACGGGCGAACACCGTCAGCGACACCGGCGCGCTGGGCGGGGCGCTGCGGTAGAGCTGGGCGACCTCGAGGTCGGCCGGCGCGGTGAGCTTGAGGGTGTCCGGGCTGGTCTGCCCGGTCTGGCGTACCCCGCTGTCGGCGATGCCGCCGCGCAGGGCGACGAAGGTCTGGGTGTTGTGGAGGACGTCGCGGTCGGCGCTGGCGTAGCGCCAGGCCAGGGTGCCGCGGGCGAACTGGTAGAGGCGGATCGGCCGCCCGCCGGCGAGCGAGCGCTCGGCACTGTCAAAACTCATCGTCGCGGACTCCTCGGAACACCAGGGCGCAGTTGGCCACGCCCTCGCTGTCGGTTTCGTGGTGGATCTCGAGGCTGTCGCTGTCCAGCCGGCACAGGGTCAGCCAGCTGATCCGCAGCACCTCGGCCGGCTCGATCTGCACGCCCAGCGGGCTGTCGATCGACAGACGCTCGACGTCCGCGCTCAGCTCGCTGCTGCCGGTGATCCGGCGGTGGAACGCCGTGCCGTCCCACAACTCGAGGCGGATGTCGCAGCGCCCCGGCCGGGACTGCCCGAAGCGCGTGTAGCCGACGTTGGCCACGTCGAGGGTGGTGGCCACCGCGGTGACGGTGGCGACCGGCTCCAGGTCGGCGGCATGGGTCGGCAGCCACACCGGCACCTGCCGCCCGCGCAGGGCGTAGAGCAGGCTGCGCAAGGCGCTGCGCTCGCTGCGGCCCATCCCCAGCCAGCGATGGCCCTGCACCGGGAAGGCCCGGCCGGCCACGTCGGTGACGCGCGGGATGGCGGCGCCGTTGTCCAGCTCGGCGAGCAGCCGCGCGAAGCTCGCGGTCAGGTCTTGCGACTCGTCGGGGCGCTGCTCGAACACCGGCCGCCCGCGGTACAGGGTGGCCGGCAGGCTCTCCGGCCAGTCGCAGGGCTCCACCAGCCGGAAACGCACCTGCGCCGACTGGGCGGTGTCGGTCAGCCTGGTCAGGCTCGGCTGCTCGAGCAACTGCGCCGAACGCGCCGGGTAGAGCCGCGCGCCGGCCGGCCAGGCCTGCTGGGTGGGCCGCGCCAGATCGATGCCGCCCGCGTCGATGGCGGCTACTTCGACCGCCTCGCTGACGAAGGCCGACTCGCCGCGCAGCAGGGCCAGGCGGCCGACGGCGAAGTCCAGACCGGCGGTGGCACAGTCGATGCGTGTAGCGCCGAGGGCGACCGGCTGCTCGAGCAGCTGGATGTCCGGCCACACCGGCACGGCCCACACCCGCGAGCCCCAGCCGAACAACGCCAGGTCGAGCAGCTGCCGCTCGCGGCCCTCGACCAGCATCGGCGCTTCGAACTCGCGGCGCGGCGCCAGGCGGATCGCCCGGCGCTGCTCGACGCCCGACTCGCTCTGCAGGATGTCGGTGGCCCAGGTCAGCCGCTCGAGCACGCCGTCGGCCCAGTCGGGGGCGAACGACCAGGCGACGATCCGGTTGGCGGTGATGCGCAGGTGGGCCTCGTCGCCGTTGTCGAACGTCCAGGCGAGCGTAGTATCGAGCACGGACGGCCCGTCGGGCGTGACGCCGACCTGCCAGGTCAGCTCCTTCAAGGCCGGAAACAACAGCGGCGGCGCCGGCTGGCCGGACAGCTCGATGCCCTCGCCCAGGCCATCGATGCCCATCAGCGCCTGCGGCGCGAGGTAGGCGTTCCACAGCTGCACGGCCGTAGTCTGGGTGGAGACCACGTTGCCCAGGTCGAGCTGCCGGGGGCTGATGTGGATGCGGTTATACCAGTCGTCGACGAAGGCCCGCTGCCGCTGGCCGGCGATTGCGCGGCCGTTGGCTTCGACGGGCCAATGGCTGGCCAGTGTCGTCTGTCCGACCCGCAGCGTGGCGTTGACGAAGGGCGACGGGTCGAACTGGTCGACCCAGGCGAACGCAGAGCGGTCGGTGGTCAGTTGTGGGTTGTCGATGTCGCCCAGTGTCGGGCGGGCCAGTTGCCCGCTGAGCACGGCCACTTACGGCCCCTCGTAGCGCAGGGCCCAGCCGAAGGTGCCGGTGTGGCTGCTGCCGCCATTGCGGTTGGCGGCATCCTTGCGGTACCAAGGGAAGATTTTCCAGCGGTCGCTGCCGAGGGTGACGATCTCCCCCGGCGTGTAGTTGTCGACGCGGGTATAACGGGCATTTTCCAGGTCGGCGATCAGGCTGAGCTTGTTGGACGGCCGGATCTTCCAGGTACGGATCGGCAGCAGGACGGCCTCGCTGTTCCAGGCGTTGGGCAGCAGGCCGATCAAGGGAACGGAGGCCTTGACGCCAATGGACTCGCCCGTCAACGTTTGTGCCAGCCACCAGCCCTGGGCATCGAGGTCGGAGTGCAGCCAGGCGTTGCGGTTGGCACCACTGACGGCGTTCGTTCCCCAGAACAGGGCGGCCGTCGTGGTCGACGACCCGGCCCCGCCATATGCGGCGTCAATGGTCACGCCGGACGATGCGGCACTCGAACCGATGGACGCGCCTACCCACATGCCGGAGCCCGGCAGACCCTGCACCGTGGAGTCGCCGAAGGCACACCACTGGTAGTAGTCGACGCTGTAGTTGACCACCAGGTAGACTTCGCCGGCGAAGGCGAAGATCTCGTAGGTCAGCGGGTAGGCCAGCGGCGTGCTGCCGAGCTGGCCGATGCGTACCACGTCTGGCGCATCGCCCGCCGTCGCGCTGGTCCGTCCCAATAGGGTCAGATAGCCGGAGACGATCTGCAGACGCAGGAACATCGTCCCCTTGCTCAGCACTTCGGTCGTGCCGTTCCAGCTCCAGCCCTCCAGCCCGCAGGCGTCGATCAGCGCCTGGCGCAGCGCCGTCAGGTCGTTGGCGGTACCGCTGTAGTAGGCCATCAGTCATCGAGCCTCATTGCGTAGTAGTCGGTGAATCCGGTGCGCCAGACGTCTTGGATCACCAGGTAATCCGCGCCGTCGACGGTCAGTGTGTTTTCGGTCGCGTTGTCGAAGCCGGAGATATAGAAGATCCCGTCGAGCGCACCCCAGAGGTTCGCCGTGTTGTCGTGCAACTCCACCGGCAGAAGTTGGTAGACGCCGCCGGTGTCACGCAGATTGGTGGTGCTGCCGGCGATCTGCGTGTTACCCCACGGGTAGCAGTACGGCTGCAGCCAGTTGTCGTTGGAGCGCAGGGCCATGTTGGCCTTGTTGCCCTTGAAGTAGCCCGAGTGCGCGGTATCGCTGAAGCGCGTCGCCGCCGCGCCCGAGAGCATCCCGCCGCACACCACCGGATACGGGTACTGGCTGGGCCGGCCGTAGGGCAGGCACTTGCCGACGTAGCAGCTCTCGTAGACCGGCGTGCCGACCTCAACGGCCAGCGCGATGCGCTGGCCGTTGAGGGTCAGCCAGTAGTCGATCCGCTGGTTGTGCGCTGGCACGCCGGAGAGCCGCGCGCCGGGCTGGGTGTCGAAGCTGTTGCCGGAAACAAAGCCGGTGAACACCCCGGCCAGCAGGTTGTAGTAATCGGCGCCGGCATCCTGGTAGGTGCGAAAGCCGACGAAGATTTCCTCGGTGCGGCTCAGGCCGGAGCCCTTGAGGATCAGCTCGCGGTTGGTCGAGACGGTGTCGTAGCGAAGGACCTCCCACTCGGCGTCGGCGGCCGCGGCGGCACCCTGGGTGACCGGGACGGTGAAGGTGTCGCCGACGACGAAATCGGTCGCCCCGTCGCCGATCGTGAACTTGAGCAGCCCGTTGTCGTAGGCGGCGCCGACGGTGGCGGCGGGCTTGGCGCCGGATACCGAACCGACCACCGAGAAGGTGCCGCCGTTGGCCGCCGCGGCGGTGCAGGTCAGCGTCCAGGTCTCGGTCACCGACGCGGGCGAGGCCTCCAGCCCGGCGAGGGTCCCGGTGCCGGTGCGCGTGCCGCCGAGGGTGCCGATGTCGCCGAAGCCGCCGCAGAAGTGGCGGATCTGCGCAAGCAGGTTGTAGTGGGCCAGCTGGCCGTTGGCGTTGTCGACGTAGCCGATCTGGTGGGGCATATCAGATTCCCAGGATGGAGCGGAACTTGGCCGGGTCGTTGGAAAGCATCACGGTGACCGCCTCGACGCCGGGCGGCGTGTTGAGGATCGAAGCGATGCGTTCTGGCGAGTCGACAAGGTTCAGGTTGATGGCGTTCTTGACGGTCGTGCTCAGCGCCTTGGCCGGCTCGGCCAGGCGGGTGGTGCCCAGGCTCGGCGCCGGCAAGGCCGGAGCCGGAACGCCGGCCAGGCCGCCGGTGGCGTGGCGCACGCGGCGGGCGTAGTCGTCCAAGGCGGCCATGCCGTGGCGGTTGAAGCTGTCCAGGAAGGCCAGCGCGCCGGGTTGCTGAACAACCGCGGCGCGGGTGACGTACTCCCAGTTCGAGAGCATTGCCGGGATCGAATCGCTGGTGGTGGTGCCCGGGCCGGTGACGTGGCCGCCGGTGGCGGCGGCTACTGAACTGCCTCCGAACAAACCGCCAATACCGCCAAGGATTCCGCCGAAAATCGAGTCGCCGCCCCCGCCACTGAACAGGCCGCCCAGGCTATCGAACAGGCTGCCGAACAGATCGGCGCCGCCGCTGAACACCGAATCCAGGGCGCTGCTGAACGTACCGCTGCCGGTTTCGGACGCGGCGGTGATTGAGCTGCCCATCTCTGCTGCGCCCTGCGACGAGGCCGTACTGATCGCCCCAGCCACCCCCGATGTGCCAGACGCTCCCGATGCCCCGCTGCCCCCGGACTGGGTTGCTCCCGTGAGGTTAGCTGCCGCCAGGCTGGCCGCCGCCGATTGAACAGCGGCCGCCCCGGTAACCAATGATCCTCCGGCTGCCGACATTGCTGCTGCCGACCCAGCTACTGCGGTGGCACCAGTGGTCAGGCTGCTATCGCTCTGCTGTCCGCCGAGCAGCCCCATGATGCCGGCGGTCGCCTGCTCGGCCAGCCGCTGCGTGGCCAGCTGCAGCATGGCATCCGCCACGCTGGAAACCAGGCTCGTCACGGCGTCGCGCAGGTTGAGCGTGCCGTCGGCCAGCCCCTGCACCGCGTCCTGGATACCGCTGCTCAGGCCATCCTCGAGGGTGCGCTTGAACTCCGTGGCGGCACTGCGCGCCTCGACGAGCGCATTGCGCACCCGCCCGACCTCGGCCGCCGCCTGCTCGCCGAGCGGCCCCGGCTGCTGCGCCATCTGCTCCAGCTCGGGCAGGTAGCGCTCGATCACATCGGCGGTCTGCCGGTGCAGATCGAGCAGCTTCTGCCGGCCTTCCATCTCGGTGAACAACCCGGCATTGACCTGGGTATCGATGCTCTGCTCGCCGCGGCTTTGCCGCTCGAAGGCCTGGTCGATCTCGCCCTGCAGTCCGTCCAGCTTGGCCTTGGCCTGCTCGACCGGGATCAGCCGGTCGATCATCGCCAGCCCGGCGTCGTTGCCGTCCTTGACGAACTGCTTGCGCAGCTGCGCGAAGCGGGTCTCGATCTCCAGCATCGCCGCCTCGGCCGGCTGGCCGTTCGCACGCAGGTAGTCGGCCTGCAGCCCGGCATTGGTGCTGGCGTTCCGGTCGGCCTGCTGCTGCTTCTCCTGAGCCGCGAGGACGGCCAGCGCCGCCTGGGCGCGGTCGTTTAGGGCGCCGGACAGACTCTTCTCGGCCAGCTCGTAGGCGCGCACCTGGGCGGCGGTCAGGCCAAGAGTGGCCGCCTGCTTTTCGAGGCCGGCGACATAGCTTTCCTGCTGCTTGTACTGCTGGGCCTGCGTCTGGGCCTGTTGCTTGGCGGCCGTCTCGGCTTTCTTGGTGGCTTCGGCGGCCGCCTCCTTGGCATCGAGCGCCTCGGCGTCGGCGAGGAGGCTTTTCTCCTGCTCCGCGGTCAGTTCGCCCAGATCGCCGCGCTCGAGGGCATAGCGCAGCTTGGCCACCTCGCCGACCTTGCCGTGCAGGGCGATTTCCTTGCGCAGGTTCTCCTGATAGCTGTCGGCTTCGCTGGCGAATTCCTTGGCGGCGGCTTCCCTGAGCTGCCGGATCTGCTCCTGGGTGTAGACGACCCCGGTTTCCGCGGCGGCCTTCACCTGCTCGTCGATTTTCCGGTAGCGCTCCTGGAGCTTCTCGCCGGCGCTCCGGGTATCGTCCAGCGCGGCGTTCAGCTTCTGCTGGGCGTCAATCGACTCCTTCTCTGCCTGGGCGCGATCTGCCTGTGCCTTGGCATCTGCATCGCGCCGCTGGATCGACAGGGTTAGTTCGGTCCTTTGCCGCTCCAGCTCCTCCTGACTCGGGCCGGAATCGAACAGGCTGTCGGTGTAGATGCTGCGCGCCCGCTGCTGAAGATCGCGCTCGACCTTGGCCAGCTTCTCTTCGAGGGTATCCGCCCGGCCGAGATCGAGCATGGCGTCCCAGGCTTCGGAGGAGACCTTGCCCACCGCTCGCCACGCCGTCTGGAGGTAGCCGAGGTTCTCGACGACCTGCGCGGCCCGCGAGGTCATGGCCTCGCCATAGGCTTCGACGGCCAGGCGGGCGGCGCCCTCGGTATCGCCCTGCTTTTCCAGGGCGGCGATCTGGGCGTAGACGGCGCCGGTGAGAAAGTTGTACTTCTTGTTGAGCGTTTCGGCCGCCTTCGAGGGCTCGTCGGCCAGGCTCACGAACTCGGCCACGGTGTCGGACACCGCCTTGCCGGTCGCCTCTTCCATGGCGACGGCCGTGGTGCCGATGGCTTCGATCTGGTCGGCGGCGAACTTGCCGGTGCCGGCGATCTCGGCCAGGGCGGCAGCCGCCTGACGCTGGGTGCCGTTGGCTGCATCCATGCGCTGTGCCATGGCGGCAAGCTGGTCGGCACTGGTGCCGGCCGCGTTGCCGCTCATGATCAGCGCCTGGGCGTAGGCCGAGGCCTCGCGCTGTCCTTGCGCGAATGCCGCCAGCAAGGTGCCGCCGGCCACCGCGGCCCCGCCAATCGCCGCCGCCATCGGGCTGATGCTGGAGACGATGGCCCGCGCCGCATTGCCGATCCCGCCGAACGAGTCGCGGATCTGCCCGCCCTGCTGGATGGCGACCAGCCAGATCGGCATGCCGCTGGCCAAGCTGGTGACCACGTCGGTCAGTTGCATGGGGAGCTGCTGCATGGCTTGCCGGTACTGGCCCGCCGACTGCCCGGCGCGCTGCATGGACTGGCTGTTGTCGTTCAGACCGCCGCGCATCGCACGTAGCTGGGTGAGCGTGGACGCCACGCTGCTCCGATAATTCGCCTCGGCTTCGGCGCGCTGCTTGGCCGACAAGGTGCCGTCGCTGGTGACCAGCCGGTACTGTTGGCGCAGCTCGACCAGCTTTCGCTGGGTCTGCTCGATCTCCCCCACGCCGAGCGCACTGCGGGCCGCCGCCTGGGAGGTCTGCTGGGTCGATGGGGAGGACGATGTGCTCTGCCCTGCCGATCCGGCCCGGGCAGACGACGCCTGCCGCAGCTCGCGCAGCCGGGTGAGGGTCTGCTCCACGCTGTGGCGATAATTCGCCTCGGCTTCGGCCCGCTGCTTGGCCGACAGGGTGCTGTCGCTGGTGACCAGCCGGTATTGCTGCCGCAGATCGACCAGTTGACGCTGGGTCTGCTCGATGGCCCCGACACCGAGGGAACTCCTGGCCGAGTTCAGGGCGGCATCCGCACGGCCGGTATCCAGCCGCGTGGAAAACTCCCCAGCCAGCCGGCGCTGCTCGGCGGCCAGGTTGCGCATGTCGACGCCGGCGCCCTGGAGCGCGGCGCGCATCCTGGAAAGCTGGCTGATCTGGGTCAGCTCCTGACGCTCCAGCGCTTTCAGCTCGGAGACGGCCAGCTTGTAGCTCGCCGCCATTTCCTTGGTCGGCCTGTCGACAGAAGCCAGGGAATTACCCAGCTCGCGTACCCGGTCGCGGGCCTCGCGCATCTTGCGGCCGGTCTGCTCCAGGGAGCTTTCCAGCTCGCGAAAGCTGTTGACCTGGCGCAGGGGCTTCTCCACCTGCCGCACCAGTTCGGCGTACTGCTGGCGGAAGCCGGCAACTTCCTTCATCGCCTCGCTGACATTCGCGGAAATGTTCAGCTCGATCTTTTCCGCCATGGGTTTCCTCCGGAAATAAAAAACCCCGCCGGGGCGGGGTCGTGAACTTGGGTTTTAGGCTACTGGATGCCCATGATGAGCTTGTAGCGGCGCTGGTATTCCTCATACGACAAGCCGGGCGTTCCGGCCAGTTCAGCAAGACGCTGCTCCTTGCTCGCACTTGGCTGAACGGCCTGAGCGACCGGAGCGGTCAGCTGGACTGGCGGGGTGTACGCGCCCTGGAACCGACTGGTGCAGCCCGGCTGGCTGGCATCGATGATCAGGTTACCCTCGACCCGCGCACCGTATGTCCCGAAGAGGAATGCGTGATTGAGCTGGCTGATCACGACGTCGCTCAGGCCAACGGCGCACTTGTCCTTCTCGATAGCCTTGTCCATCGCCGTCTTGAGGTTCGGGACGCCAAGCGGAAACAGGACGACGGGGATATTGTCCTCGCCGGTTACGCGCGACCCTTTCACGAACTGGGCTGAGTTCAGGTTGTAGTTCTTGGTGCTACCGACGGTCATATCTGCGACTCGCACGGTACAGCCCGAGGAGAAAACGGCGCTAAGGATCACGGCAAATGCTGTTTTTTTCATGGGTCCCTCCGAGTTTATAAATAGCCAACTTTACCAAATGGCCATCCTCAAAACCCGGTGCTTGGCTGGGCTGACCTTCCCAGTAGGATCAGAAGCCAAGCGGAACATCTGACTCGATTGCAAAGCGGGTATCGGCATCTACTTGAGCAATTCCCTGACCAATGCCTGCGCCTCCTTGCCGCCGGCCATGCCGTGCCCCACGTCGACGATCCGCTCGGCGCGCATCCGGCGCTCCCGGCGCAGGGCGCAGTCGTAGTGCAGGAGGATCTGCCGCTGGGTCATCCGGCCGATGTCGGCGGGGCTTCCGTAGCCGGCGCCGACGAGGGTGGCGTAGACGTCGCCCCAGCGGGGGCCTGCGCCGCCAGCCATTGCAGGGCCGCGCGGCGCAGATAGAAAGGGCCGTTGGCCCCCCACCACATCATCAGCAGCAGGTGGCCGTCGGCCTGGCCGAGCGACTCCACCCACTCCTTCTCGACGTCGGCCGCTACGGCCAGTAGCTGCACGACGGCATCGGCATGCTCGGCCGCCACGGCCAGCACGGCGTCGAGGATCGTGCCTTCGACGCCGATGAAGCCCTGCAGGGCGGCGACGATCGGCTCGGCCTTGGGCTGCAGGCGCAGCCCCTCGACGAAGCCGTACTCGCGCACGGTGATCTTCCGGCCGGCGATGACCGCGGTTCGCTCCGGGTGGAGCACCTCCAGGTCGTCGCTCCCAGCCGCCGCCTTCCTCGGTTCGCGCTTCTTCGCCATGGTTATGCCGCCTTCGACTTCATCATCCGGCCGTAGCCGCCGAGGTTGCCGTTCTTGAGGTTGATCGGGTCGAGCAGCAGGGTGCCGCTCAGCTGCAGGCCGCCCCAGTCGTCGTTGATCAGGGCGAAGTTGCTCACCGGGTCGAACTGCACGCGGAACAGGTCGAGGATCACCTTGTCGCCGGTCACGGTGTTGATGCCGTCGAAGAAGATCCAGCGCTCGGGCGGCGTGCTGTTGGCGAAGATCGCCAGGCTGTCGGCGGCGGCGTAGCTGTAGGCCGCTTCGAACGGCTGGGTCAGGCTGGCCGGGCTGAGGACTTTGACGATGCCGCCGGCGAGCGAGACGATCTCGTAGTGGGTACCCTCGACCAGCGTGACCGGGCTGGCGTTGCCGTCGGTCAGCACCAGGCTGGAGACGAAGCGCTTGTCCAGTTGCACCTCGTCCCCCGCCACCAGGCCGGTCGGCAGCGCCTCGGCCGATACGGTGCCGGAGGCGATGGCGACCGGAGTCGAATGCAGGGCCAGCGTCAGGTTCTCGAGCAGAAACTCGTCGAGGGTGATGTTCAGGGTGCCGCTCTTGCCGGTGATCAGCGAGCCGTAGAGGCCGCGCGATCCGCCGAACGATTCGTTCTTGTCGGACTTGTTGGCGGAAATCGCCAGGGTGGCGGCCGAGGCGTTGCCGAGCCAGGTACGCTTGCCGGGCTTGCCGGTGGTGGCGTTGCGGACGGCAGAGAAAAAACGTCCCTGCAGGGAATAGAGTTCGCTCATGGGATTCTCCGGCTCAGAGGCCAGTGATGAAGGTGTACAGGTGGACCGGGATCAGCACGCTGGCCGCGCGCTCGCCGTTGCCGGGCGGGAACTGCTCGGCACCGCCCAGGGCGATGTTCTGGATGCCGGCCGGCGCCCAGGGCAGCGGCCTGCCCTGCTCCGGGCGCAGGCAACGCAGCAGGTCCAGCTCCAGGTCGTCGAGGGCGTCCTCGTAGTCGTCCAGGCCGACGTCGACGGCGCCGATCACGTAGTAGCCGGCGGCGACCTTGAGGGCGCGCGGCCCCGGCACGGGGTCCTGGTCCTTGGCCTTCTGCACCACGATCAGCGGGAAGCCGACCTTCTCGCGCTGCAGGACCTCGTTGAACCAGCCGGTTTTCACGTTGGCACCGGCATCGGTCCGGTAACCGCTGGCGATGGCGATGGTCGAGAGGCGCCGGACCAGCGCCTGGCGGCCCTCGCTCAGGGGGTTGGTCATGGGGCCTCCATGCAGGCAGCGGTGACCATATGGCCGTCGTCGGCGATGATGTCTTCGACGATGTAGCTGTTGGTACAGACCACGAAGCGGCCGCCGCGGGTAGCCGTGGCAAGCTGGGCTTTGCGCCAGGAGATGCTGATCGGCACGACCACGAACATTCCGTCAGCGCCGGCATGTTGCGCTTCGCGGTCGATCATCACCTCCACTCCGGATGCCGCAGGAAGGCCTGCGGTATCGAGGTAGTCGGCGGTGCCGTCGCCCAGGCTCGCGGTAATGGCGGCATCCATCTCGTCGATCAGAGCAGCGAACAAGCCGGCCACGTCAGACCACCTTGGCGTACAGGAAGGCGTCCGGCTCCAGCAGGCCAGCCAGCGGCGCGCTCTGCAGCTTCAGCCAGCGGGCCGACGGCTCCTGGGTGACCCAGGACTTCGGGAAGCGCGCCGCCTCGACCAGACCGCTCTCGATGGCCTCCAGGTCCTGAATGGCGCCGTAGAGCATGGCGTTGCGGGTGTTGGTCGCGCCGAGGATCAGGCCGCCGGCGGCGATCATCGGCTGTTCGTCGCCGTTGTCGTCCAGGTACCACTCGTCGTAGGCGTAGAGGTCGATGCCCGGGTCGTTGAGGTAGCCGAGGTAGGTGACGCCGTCCGGCAGCTCCTGCGGGAGGATCAGGCCCAGGTCGACGCGGCGGGTATTGAGCTGCTTCATCACCATTTCGTTGGCCTGGAAGGCATCCACGGCCTCGCCGCTGAGCACGGCGACGTTGGCGGTGCGTCCGCTGTCCCTGGCGATCTTGCGCTTCCAGGCGCGCAAGTCGCCGAGGGGATCGGAGCCGGCAGCGTCCCACTTGTCGGTGCTCAGGGTGACCTTGTGGTCGGCGGCCATCAGGAAGTCGATGGTGTCGTCCACACCCTCGCCCACCACCTGCACCTGCCCGGTGGTCAGGGCCCGGGAGCACATCCACTCCTCGCGGCGGGTGATCTGGTCGTCGAGGTCGGCGAGGTCCTTGCCGAGCTGGGCGCCGGCCCGCTCGAGCGGGCTGCGGCTGGCATAGGGATTATCGCCGGCCGCGCGCTTGAGGATCAGCTCGGCGGTGGTTTCGATCTTCGGCTGGATGTACGGCGGCGTATAGGTGTCGGCGCGGTAGCCGTCGCGCAGGACCACGCTGCCCGGCAGGCGCGGATGGACGAAGGGCGCCATCTTGCGCTGGCCCTTGACGATGTCGATGTCGACGGTCTTGGTGGCGAAGGTGCGCGGCACGCCGCCGTTGAAGAAAGTCACCATCAGGAAGCGGCGCGCCGACGGAATCTGCTCGACCGCTTCGAGCATGGTGCGGGTGTCGAAAATATCCATCGGGGTCGGCTCCTATCAGCGGACGAACAGGGAAAGGGGGCGCAGCGCAGCCTTGATGCTGGCCAGGGTGTGGCCGGTGCCGAGGGTCAACTGGCTGCCGAGCACCTGGCCGGTCAGGCGGACGAGGCCATCGGCGGCGGCGCCGGTGGTGTCGATGGCGGCATCGAGGATGGCCACCGGGTCTTCGGAGCCGTCGGTCGCCGCGGCGAGGGACAGCACGTATTCGCCGCTGGCGGTGACCTTGCCGAGCACGGCGCCTTGCGACAGGACCTGGTCGGCGCCGATGACCACGACGTCCCGCACGATCGGGAAATCGCCGGCACCGAGCTGGTCGGGTGTGTAGGTGGTGCGGACGGGGTTGGGCATGAAGGGCTCCTATCAGCGGCGGGCGCCGGCGACGATGGCGTTGACGGCGGTCTTGCGTTCGGCGGCGGCCTGATCGCCCTGGGGAGGATTGGCGCCGGTGGTGCCGGTGGCGTCGGCCTTGATGCCGGCCAGACCGATGCCGCGATCCTGGGCGGCCTTGAACAGACTCAGGGCGGTGGCCTCGACGCTGCGGCCCTCCTCGATGGCGGCGGCGATCTCCTTCTCGAAGCCCTTGGCGGCCAGGGCGTGGATGCCGGTGATGCGCTCGCGTTCGGCCTTGGCGGCGGAGGCGCCGACTTCGGCCTTGACGGCGTCCAGGTCGACCGGCTCGGCGGCGGCGATCTGGAGAGTCTGCGGATCGGTGCCAGCGGCGATGGCCGCCTGCAGCTCGGCGGTGGTGCGGACGATGGTCATGCTGGGTTTCCTCTGGGTGGCGGCCGGGCTGGCCAGTTCTGCGATCAGGGATTCGAGCGAGCCGAGGCGATGGGCCAGGCCGGCGGCGACGGCATCCGCGCCGACCTTGAGCCCGCCGAAATCGCCCATCGCCGGTACGTCGGCAGGGTCTGCCTTGAGGTTGCGGGCGACCTTGGCGACGAACACCTCGGCCAGGGCGTCGATGCTCTTGGCGATCTCGGCGCGGCCCTGTTCGGTGTCGAGGTCGGGCCGCTTGTTCGGGGCGTTGCTGCTGGTGATGGTGTAGCGCTTGATGCCGTCGGCCTCCTTGCGCACGGCCACCTCGACCACCACGCCGATGCAGCCGAGCAAGGCGGTATCGTCGACCACCACCTCGCCGGCCGCGCTGGCGATCCAGTAGGCGGCACTGGCCCCGGTGCCGCCGACGTAGGCCTTGATCGGCTTTTTGCCGCGGGCGGCGTGGACCATGTCGGCCAGCTCGTTGATGCCGGTCGCCTCGCCGCCGGGGCTGTCGACGTTGAGGACGATGGCCCGGACCTTGGGGTCGTCGAGGGCGGCCTGCAGGTCGGTGGCCAACTCCTGGGTGCTGGTCGCCCCGCTGATGCGGGTGAACAGGTTGGCGTAGCGCATGATCGGCCCGGTGACCGGGATCACCGCCACGCCGTCGCGCAGGGTGACGGCGCGGGCGTTGTCCAGCGGCTTGCCGAGTCGTGCTTCCAGGGCTTCCGGGTCGCCCTGGCGGTCGGCGATGGCCATCAGGCTGTCGAGGGCGTCGGGCAGCATCAGCCAGGGCCGCGCGGCGGCCAGCTCGAAGGCGCGGGGCATGGTTATTCCTCGGGGTTCGGGGGCTCCGGCGCGGGCGCCGGGGCGGGGGGTGGCGGGTCGCCGTAGAGTCCTGCGGCGCGGCGCTGTTCGACCTCGCGCAGACGCTGGCGGAACACCTGCTGCCAGGGCTCGCCGGTCATCGCGGCGGTTTCCAGGGTTTCGTTGCTGACGCCGATCTCGATGCGCTTGCCGGCGGCGTTGGCCTCCTTCAGCTCGTCGATGGCGCCGCGCGCCGGGCCGATCCAGATCGCCTGGCAGTAGGCCTTGCGCCGGGCCGGGTCGTGGTAGCCGGGCAGCTCGATCAGGCCGCGCGCCACCGCCTCGTCGACCACCAGCTCGCGACTGGGCTGGCAGAAGTCGCAGGCCAGCCACCAGCGGCGCAGGCTGTAGAAGCGCCAGGCCTGCAGCATGGCGGCACGAGCGGCGCTGTAGCTGCTGTTGTAGTGGAGCAGCAGCTCCTCCGACGGCAGCTCCAGGGCGGCGCCGATCTCCTTGACCACGGCCATGAAGAACGGGTCGAACTGGGCATTGGGCCGCGCCGGATTGGCGATCACCGGCTCCTCGCCGCGGCCGAGGTCGACCACCGCACCCTCGCCCAGTTGCAGGTCGCCGGGATCGTCCGCCACGTCGGCGTGCTCATCACCCAGCGCCGACAACGGCAGGTTGCCGGTGTCGAAGTCGCTGTTCTTCTTGATGAACACGGTGAACATCGCCGAGATGACCGCGGCCATCAGTTCGGCGCTGCTGTAGCGCTCGAGCTTCTGCAGCGGCTCGAGCACCGGGGCCAGGTACGGGGCACCGCGCTTCTGCCCGGGGCGCTCCTTGTCGGCCAGGACGTGCAGCACGCGCCGGCGACCGGTGTTGGGGCCGAACGCCGGCAGGCGCTCCCACTTGAGCGGGGTACGCCGGTTGAGCTCGTTCGGGTAGCCGGTGCAGACGTGGTAGGCCACCGGGGCGCCGAGCGCGTCGAACTCGACGCCCTCGACCAGCCGTTCGCTGTCCAGCGCGCCGGCCGGATTGCCGACCCGGTCGGTTTCGATCAGTTGCAGGCGGGTGCTGTAGAGGCACCCGGCCCGCTCGGCGTCCGGGGTGGCGACGAACACGTCGCCGCCGACCATCGCCGAGACCAGCACCAGGGCCTGGAGCTGGTAGTGGTTGAGCATGGCCTCGGCGTCGCACTCGCGCGGGTCGTCGGCGTACAGCGACCAGAGGCGGTCGAGCCGGGCGTTGAGCCGTTCGGCCGCCTGCTCGTCGATGCCGAGGGCTTCGTGGTCGACCTGGGCGCGGCAGACCAGCCCGGTGCCGACCACGTTGGTGCGCAGGCGCACGATGGCGGCGCGCGCCACCAGATGGTTGCGCATGGCATCGCGCGAGCGGGCGACCAGCATGCCGCGCTCGCCGCTGCAGAGGTCGCGGCGCGGACTGCCGAGGCCGGGAATCCAGCTGGCCATCGAGCGCAGCACGCGGGAGGCGCCCCGCCAGCGGGTTTCCACCCCACCGCCGCCGCCCTGGGCGACCGGGCGCGGCACCTCGGCGGTGGCTCTGGCCAGGCGGATCGCCTCGCGCATCAGCAGTTCTTCGGGAGACTTGCGGAACAGGCCCATGGTCAGATCCTCAGGTAGCCGATGCGGTTGCGGGCGCCGCGCCGGGCGAGTTGCTCGGCGGCGACGTCGCGGCCGTACTGGGTTTCGAGCGCGCGCAGGCTGTCCAGGTCGGCGCGGCGCAGCTCGCGGCCGTCCTTGCGGACCGACTGGCCTTTTTCGAGGATGTCCTTGATCGCCGCCCGGACGTCGGCCAGGCGCTGTTGTGCTTCGGTCATGGGGTGCCTCAGTAGGTGGCGCGGCTTCGAGTGCCGCGTCCCCGGGTGCGCGGGGGCACCGGGGCGATGGGTTGTGCGGCGTCGGCGAACAGGGTCGGCTGCAGGAGCTGCTGCTCGAGCCGGTCCCACTCGTGGTCCTTGAGCAGATGAGTCTTCAGGCTGCGGGCGGCGTGCAGGGCGTACACCTCGCAGTCGAGGGCCTCGTTGCGCCGGCCGGCCTTCTTCTGCCAGACCATCTTGCTGGGGTTGCGCGGGTGCGGGGCCAGCACTTCGTTGGTCAGTTGCTCGTAGTAATCGGCGCGGATCTCTCCGTACCAGTGCATGCGGCCGGGGCCGCGGCCCTTGAGGCGCAGGCGCTGGTCGAGCAGGGTCTTGGCCTTGTGGGTGCCGACGATATGCACGCGCAGGCCGTACCTGGCGGCCTTGGTGTTGTCCTGGCCGGTGTCGGCGGTCGGCGGCGGCTTGGTGAAGATTTCCTTGTCGCGGTTGTCGATCGACGCGCCCTTGATCGCCATGAGGCTGTAGCGCTGGCGGTTGCGCACGTAGGTGTAGACGGCGTGGTTGGTGTTGCCGTCGGAGCTGTCGATGCTCGCCGCAGAGATGACCAACTGGCCGCCGGCAACGGTCGGAACGGGTCGGGACAGCAGCCTGTCCAGCTCGCTCCACACCGGGTCGTCGACGTCCACCGGGTTGCCGGGCAACTCGCCCCAGTACAGCCGCCAGGACTCCTCGCCGCGGCCCCAGCCGGTAACGACCACGGCGAGGCGGTCGCCCTGGACGTCGATGCCGGCGGTGATCAGCAGCACGCCGTGCGGTGCGGTCAGCTCGGGGTAGTCCTCGGCGCGCGCGGCCAGTTCGTCGGTCTTGGGGGCGTCGCTCTTGTACTCGTAGGACTCGCCCACCGAGCTGTTGACGAAGGCGATCATCGGGCCGATGTTGCCGAGGCCGGCAGCGTGCTCGGCCTGCAGCTTCTTCTCCACCAGCACCTGGAAGCGCGAGCCCCAGAAGGTCGCGTACAGCTCGTTGAGCTGGTAGCCGGCGATGCCGCGGAATTCGGCGGTGGCCTGCCAGCGGCCGCGCTTGAGGCTGAGGTTCTTCTGGTTGTCGCTCCAGATCGAGCCGCAGTGCGGGCAAACGTAGTAGGCCGTTTCCGGGCGCTTGTGGCCGTAGACCGGGTGGCTGTACGCCGGGTCCTCGTCGCAGTGCAGGTTGTCGAAGGACAGCGCGTGCTCCTGGCCGCAGTCGTGGCACGGCACCAGGCCGATGCGCTTGTCGGAGATCTCCATCTCCGCGTCGATGGCCGACAGGCCCTTGATAGTCGGGGTGCCGCCGATGATGATCTTGGGCCGGCGGAAGGTCTTCAGCCGCTCCTTGGCCAGCTTGATGCTGTCGCCCTGGCCGCGCAGGTTGAGGTTGCAGTCGTCGGGCTCTTCCACCGCCACCCGCGGCACCGGCGTGGACTTCACGCTGGCCGGACTGTTGGAGCCGACCATCTTCAGGAAGCCGCCGGGGAATTTCTTGAAGTCCTGGCGCTGTTGCAGCTTGCGGCTGCGCAGGTCGACCTTGCGGGCCAGCCGCGGCGTGGCCTCGATCATCGGCTCGAACTTCTCGGCGACGTACTGCTTGACCGCCTCGGCCTTGGGGAACAGGACCAGGATCGGCGAGGGGTCGATGTCGATCCACTTGCCGAGGGCATTGCCGAGCACGCCGGAAGTCCAGGCGACCTGGGCGGACTTGCGGCAGACGATCTCGGTGACGTTCGGGTCGTCGAGCGCCTCCAGCGGGCCGCCCGGCCAGGTCAGGTGCGGGGTGACGGCGAAGCTGTACTTGCCCGGCCGGGCCGCCTCCACCGGCGACAGCCAGCGGTACTTGTCGGCCCACTCGACGATGGTCATCCGCGGCGGCGGCGCCCAGCGGCGGGCGATGCGCGCGAGGGCTTTAGTCGCGGTCTTGCGCAGCAGCCTCCGGATCGTCCGGTTCGTCAGAATCCCCGTCAGATGGGGCATCGTCATCGGGGTCATAGTCGGCCATCTTCCTCAGAATCGCCTCGATGGGCTCGCGGATCAGTTGATCGTCGACCTCGACGCCATAGCGGGCCGACAGTTCGCTGGCCAGGTTGTCCGGCAGGGTGTTGAGCAGCTCGACCTTGGCGGCGGTGATCATCGCCTCGAAGCGCTCGATCAGGTCGGCGGCGACCACCACTTCCTCCAGGTCCTTGGCAAAGGCCAGTTCCTCACGGTTGGCCCTGATCCGGTCCAGGCGATCGCGGGTGCTTTCTTTCTCGCCGCGCTGCTGGGCGACCTGCACCAGCCACTCGATCACCGCTACCGTGTCGTACTCGTTTTCATTGCCACGCCCGAGGCCAAGCTCGAGCACCGGCATGCCGCTGTTCTGCCAGCGGGAAAGGGTGCGCTCGTCGCGGCCGACGATCTCGCACAGCTGCACTTTGGTGACTCTCATCGCCAGCACCTTGGAAAGACGGACATGCCAGAGCACGTCTCAGCTAGAGAGAAAACGGGGTTCGAATTACCCGTGTAGGGGGCCGGTATGGGGGAGGACCCGCGCTGTGGCCGGGCCTACGACCGCCGCTCGAAACGGGTCGGCAGCTGGTCGGTCAGGGCATCGGTGACGGCCTTGTCGACGTTGACCTCCAGCCGCTCGTCTGCCAAGCGCCGAACCACGCCATGGAAGTCCAGACGCTGCCGATAGATCGGCTGCCGGACGAACGCCAGGACCATCTTCACCGTCTTGCCCCGGCGCTCTGCGATGCCGATCGGCACCTTGCCGCGGCGCATGACGAAGAACGCCTCGGCGTGCCCCTTGCGGAACGACCGCCAGCGGTTCGAAGCGTCGGCCGTGTAGCCCGGCCGACTCAGCAGCCGCAGCCCTGAGAGGATCTGCAGCATGTGCCCCCGACTCATGTTGCCGTAGGCATCCAGGCGCGCCCCTTCGGCCGGAACGATGAACCGCCCGGCCGGCAGAGTGCCCCGCCGCCTGAGCAGCATCTCGCTCTTCTTGTCGACGCGAGGTCCGCCGAACACCTCCGGCGCGACCCAATCCTCGGGCGCCTGGCCCTTGGAGTTGTTGTCCTTTTCGTCCTTCACCCAAACCGCCGCCTCAAGCGAACTCGGCTTGGCGTTGAGGATGCGCACTGCATTCAGGGTGAACGGCGTCGGCCGGTCGAACACGCTTTCCATCTCGGCCCGCAGCGCGATCCGCGCCTGGTTGGCCGTGTGGTTCAGCGCATCGGCCAGCGCCCGCTTGGGCAGATCGCCGGCCAGTCGATCCAGCGCGGCGAACGCCTCATCGAGGCCGGAACGCTTGATCGAGAACACGGCTCACGCCTCTCGATCCAGGCCAGATACCGGAACCCCCACCCGCTTCTCCAGCCAGCGCGCATACAGCCCGCCGGCCACGTCCGCGCCGATCACCCCGACCACGATGCCCAGGCCGCCGGCGATCAGGTGGTCGCCCCACAGCGCCACGGCGAACAGCATCGAGGCGATGCCGAGCAGCGCCGAGGCGGAGAAGCGCAGCACCACCCGCAGCAGGATCTGGCCGAGGGTCAGGTTGCCGCGAGAAGCCCGCAGCATCTCGCCGGACAGCCCGGCCATCGAGACCAGGACCAGCATCCAGAAAGACATCCCTTCCAGCGTGTGCTGCTCGGTCGACATCAGCGCTCCTTACCGATCAGGCGGAAAAAAGAAACCCCGCCGAAGCAGGGTCCAGGGTGACCGCCAGGGGAACGGTCGAGGGGCACAGCAAGTGCTCGGGGAGGGTCGCCGGTCACAGCAACCACAAACGTAGCGGCTTTGTACCCCCCGACCTGCAGTGGCGTAAACGGTCGATTAACGCCAGTTCCGAATCGTCTTGCAATGTCCGATGAATATCCGCGAATAGTCCGAACACTCCCGACGAACGGTCACGCCGCCAGCCCTGCCCGCAGCGCCCCCTTGAGCCGGACAGCCAGTGCCTGGTGCAGCTCATCCACCTGCGCCCGATACGTCCGCTCGCTGATCCCCAGCTCCTTGAGCTGCGCCGCCACCGAGGGCGCCTCGCCGACATGCACATAGCGCACCTTGGCCAGGGTATAGAGCACCGCTCCACGACCGCCCAGGCCGCCCTCCTCGCGCAGATCGCTCAACGACTGCAGCGCCTCGTCCACCAGCTGATAGACCCGGCTGTACTGCGCATACTCCGAGGCCAGGCCAAGCCCTGCGCTGCCGCCCGTACTACGGCCGCCGCCCATCCACTGCTCGGTATCCCCCAGAGGCGAGCGCACTGAGGCCTCCCTGGCCGGTTCAGCACGCTCCTGGCCCCACTGGCGCAACAGAACATCCATCGACTTGATCATCCCTGCGCCCTCGCTCAGCCAAGCTCAGGGGTGACGGAGTGCAACCCACCAATCACCTCGAACAGTTCAAACTGCTCGATGGTCGAATCCGCAGCCTCCCAAAGCACACACCCAACCGGATCGAACCGCTGCACCCCATCGGCCAGCTCGAACGTGCACAGGTTGGCCGCCGAGTCGTAGAACACCTTGCTGACGTACCGCTCGGCCCGCTCAATCGCCACAGCCTCCGCGAACGCCAGCATCTCCCGCAGCTCGGCGGCCTTGCCGTACCGGCTGCACAGTTCGATGCCGAAGGCCACCACCACGGCCGGACTGACCTGCTCTGCCTTCTCCTCGAAATACCCCATCACCCTTACTCCTGCTGTCTCGTCTGATATGTCGGACTACTGTCGGAATATCTGTCTGAATAATTTTTTCTTTAAAAACAGATACTTAATTAAATTTCCGACACTCAGACACTAAAAAAGGAAAAACCATCGCATAGGTGCGCGCGCACGAGAGCACCATCAAAAAAGCGTCGGAACGTAGGAAACCCGCGCAGCCATTGGCTTTCGTGCTGTCGGAACATCTGTCTGAATGCTGTCGGAATGTCGGAAAGTCATGCCGCTTCCCCCGCCATCCGATAGCGCTCATCCAGCGCACCGTTGAACGCCCGCGCCTGCAGCCCTACATCCCGCAACCACTCAGGCTCGCCCTGACGGGCCGCCAGCGCCTTCGGCAGGTAGATCCGGCACGTCTTGAACTCACTGTTCTGGGTCGGGAACTTGATGTCCTTGCGCACCTGCACCAGGTCGCGCTGGATCTCCTGATAGAACTCCCGCTCCCGCCGCTTGAACTCGTTCGAGCGCTCGCACCATCGGCAGAACGCCTTGTACAGATCGCCGGCCAGCGCCGCCCCATAGGGCAGATCCAGCTCGCCTCGCTCCCAGATCCGCAGGAAGTACCGCGGCGGCGTCATGCTCCCCTCGATCAGCGCCTGCTTCTCCGCATTCAGCGGCGGCTTCGTGTGCTCGTTGAAGCCTTCCAGCGAAATGTTCATCACGTAGTGATAGAACGCCTCCACGCCGCCGTTCTCGATCTCCGCAACCAGTTCCGTGAAGTACTCCTTCGGCGGCACCTGATCCACGTACAGCACCAGATAGCGCCGGTCCCCGTCATCCAGCTCCAGCGGCACCGTCGAGTTCGACAAGAATACGAAGTTCAGGTGGTTACGCTCCTCCCGCAGGCTCTGCATCTTCTCGTTGATCTGCAGCGTCTCGCCCGTCACCAGGTGCTTCAGCAGCCCCTTGTAGTGCCGCATCTCCGCCCGGCTCACCACCTCCTCCGCCAGCGCGAACAGCTTGCGGCTTTGCCAACCGGTGAACTGGCTCTCCAGCTGGGCCTGCCCGATCGTCACCCCGTACTCCCCGTAGATCGGCTTGACCACCTTCTCCCAGACCAGACTCTTGCCCGGCCCCTCCGCGCCGAACATCACCACCGACGTGGCCATCTTCGCGCCCGGGTTCTGCAGCGGATAAGCGATCCAGCGGAGCAGAAACAGATATTCATCCTTGCGGTTGCCGCACAGCCGGCCCAGGTGCGCCAGAATCTTCTTGCATCCCGCCTGCCCGACAGGGTCTTGCCTCGACTTGAACCCATCGAACAGATTCAGCATCGTCGGCCCGCACGTCATCGTCGGATCGAACACCACGTCCTCGGCCACCCGGCGGTGCTGGCTCTCCTGCCACAGCTTGATCCGCTCCCGGCCGACCACCTCCCGCAGCGCCGCCAGCTTCACCATCCGCCGCCGGTTGCAGTCCCACACCAGATCCGTCCCGTAAACCAGCACGAAATCGTTCAGCAGCTCCTGCTCCCCGATCCGGAAGCCCCCCGCGCCCCCCGGCGTGTGTGCGCCGCCCTGTTCGGCCATGGCTTCACCGCACGCCGGGGTGGGGGCGCCGGGGAGGTCGGCCGAGCAATTCGCATAGTCATCGTCCGAGGCCGCCGGCGGCTGCTCCTGGGGAGCTGCAGCGCGCCGGGGTGCATCCAGCCCCAACGCCCGCGCCGCCGCCTTTGTCGCCGCCGACACATCCCCGCCATGCTCCAGCAGGCAGAACACATCGAACGCATCGTTCTGGTGCCCGTTCGCCAGAGGATCGGCGGCATGGTGCGAATACACCCGGCCCTCCGTCACCGTGACGCCCGGCAGCCCAGTGCTGCTCACCGCATACAGCCACTTCTTGCCGCGCCGCTTGTAGCCGTGCGCCGCCAGCAGCTGCTCGACGTCAGTCGCCCGGTTGAACGCCTCGATCACCGAATCGCCCGAGCGAGGCGCCGCTGCCGCAGGCTTCCGGCTGACAACCGGCTCTGGCTTCGGCGCCCACGGGCACGCTGCCTCCGCATCCCGCTTGAAAATGTCCCAGTTCTGCCAGATCGCCAGCAGCTCCGCCGGCAACTCCGGCAGCCCCTTCGCCGCATCCGGCGCCGTGCGCCAGGTATACGGCTTTCCGGTGTCCGGGTGGATCGAGGGCGGCAGCACATCCTGCACCAGGCCATGCCGCAGCTCGAACACCGTGAAGCGCTTCTTCGGATCGCCGCCATTCGTTGGCCACGACAACGCCTTGCGCCCCAGCTCGAAGCCGGCCGGCGCCCGGAACAGGATGCGGAAGCGTGCCGGATTGCCCACCACCGTCGGCAAGCTATCCGCCATTGCATCCACATCCAGCCCGATCAGATCGGCCAGCACCTGCCGCGTCGCCGGGACATCGTCCACATCCAGCGAACAGACCCCGCTCGGCCCGAGCACCACCCCCATGTTGTGCTGCGGGTGCCGCGTCCAGAACTCGGCGGCCTCGGCCGCATCCGTGAAATACCCACCCGGCAGGTTCCAGGCCTGCCCCTTCGGGAACTTCTCCCGCGGGTCGATCTTCACCAGGCACAGCCCGAACGCCTCGATATAGCGCTTCGCCCAGGCAGCCATCACCCCCTGCTGAATCTCGCTCATCGCCGCAACTCCCGATCCGCCTGGCAGTCCACGCCCGTCGAGCAGCCCGGCAATGCCTCGCGGCGGCGGGCGGGGATCGGTGCATCGCAATCCTCACAGAACAACGAACCAGTACCGGCCGGTGCCGAGGCGCGCTGATGGCGAGCCAAGGCCTCAGCCAGCCGCACTTCCTCGCGCTCGCTGGCTACATCCGCGATATCAACCATCTTGCCCCTCCAGATCCCGCTCCATCGCCTCGCGCGCACCGGCCATGATGCCCAGAATCGCCTCGATCACTTCGGCGCCGTGGCGCTCCAGGTCGAGTACTTCGCGCTCCTCCCAGCGGCTGTCGGCCACCCCATCGTGCAGGCTGCCGACGAAACGGCTCTCGCGGGCCAGCACATCGGCCAGAGCGTGCAGCGCATTCACTGTCGCCGGCACCGGCGTCGGGCGATAGAACACCCCGCCCTGGATGCGCGCGATGGTGCGCAACGTCTCATCAGCGGCAACCAGCTCCAGCCAGCGCTCGAAGTCGCGCAGGCTCAGCTGATTGTCCGGGTAGGAAATGGAAAGGCGTTTCTGATAGGCGTTGTATGACCACCCGAGGGTGGCACAGACGGCCACAGGGCCGCCCCGCTCGCGGCGGGTATCGTGGTCAACGGCCTGCTCAAGGGTCAGAGCAGGGCCGAGGCCACGGGTAGGGTCGATTCTCGACATTGGCGTTAATTCCCTGGTAACGCCGTGGCGGATGAAGGAGTGGTGCCCTATCATCTGCCTCGACGTAGTGCTTTCTGTAAGACGTCCGCCGGAGGGGTTATCCGTGGTGGGTTCCCTGCCGGCACCTGATGTGATGCGAAGGTCGGTTGTACGTGCTGTGCTCCCTGGCCGACTCCTCACATCGCCCGGTGCAACCATGGTGGGTAGCACTGGGCACGGTAGACGCGGAAACCGTGGTGGGTGACCGCGCCTACCAACCTGCTTCACGCTGCAGAACTATGCGAATTTCGCAAATAGGCCCAATCGATGTCGGGTCTGGTCTCTTCGCAGCTGACCACCCCATTGGTCTCTCTATCCAGGTTGATAGCCAGAGATGCGCTTGCCCTGCGATGGCCGTGACGCACCTGCTTCAAGTGGCCGACGGTGGTCTTGCAGCGCGCTGCAAACACCTCCAGTTCGCCTTTCTCCATGTTTCTGGTGAATTCAATCAAGGTCATGGGGTCTGTCTCCTCTAACCCCAGCAAGATTAGCAAGTGCTAATCGATATTCCAATAGCAAACGGTAATTTACTGTTTGCTAATAGGAGGCCACCATTTTTGATATGGACATCCACAAGCAGCGCGTGGCCGCGCTCAAGGCCATCATAGGAAACCAGACCCTCAAGGACTTCGCCGAAAAGCATGACCTAGACGCCTCTTACCTGTCCCAAGTCCTCAACGGACACAGGAACCTGGGCGAGCGAGCGGCTGCCAACATGGAAGCCAAGATAGGTCTGCCAGCAGGCATCCTCGCGACGCCCTATACGAGCGCAAACCCGGCAAGCTCAGTAGGCGAAAGCGTACACACCTACCCCCCCCAGAAAGATCACTACCCCCCTCATCAGGACGATTACGCCCTGATCCCGCAGTACACGGCAAAGGGCTCATCAGGGACCGGATACCTGAACGACCACGTCGAAGTGAACGGCCATCTAGCGTTCAAGCGCGCCTGGCTAGCCCGCGAAAAACTCAAAGAAGAAAACCTCAAGGTCATCTACAACCACGGCGAAAGCAACTGGCCAACGCTATCCGATGGCGAGGTCCTGCTGATCGATGAGAGCCAGGTGGAGCCGCGCAGCGGCAAGATGTTCGCCATGCTTGACTTTGACGGAGAGGTCATAATCAAGCGCCTGATACGCGAAGTTACCGGAACCTGGTTGATTCGCTCGGACAACCCGGACAAGACCCGCTATCCCGACACACCAAGCTCCGACGAGATCCTGCGCCTGCTGAAAATCGTAGGCCGAGTGGTTTGGCGCGGCGGAACGATCTAGCCCATACCCCCAGCATTCACACCCGCTACTCGCTAACACGCGCGCTCGCCTGCAAAAATTAGCTAATGCTATTGCGAAGTCTGTTAGCTATTGCTAATTTATTGCCCATACCCACCACGGTATGGAGCACTCACCATGCACAGCACGTCCCGCGTCACCCGCTGCCCGGTCTACCTGCACCCGGCAGCGGCTTCCAACCCAGCAACCGTCGCCCACATCCAGAGCCACACCGGCCTGCTGGTGATCGCCTGCGCCGGCAACAAGGCCCCCACCCTGCAGCAGCACGCCCCCCCACGAAGGCTTCGGCCCGTTCGGCGGCGACGCTGCGTAAGGAGGCCGCCATGCACCGCAACCTCGATGCCACCGCCGCCCTGCTTGGCATCGGCCCACGCAAGCTGCGCCGCCGCCTGCGCGACCTCGGCGTGCTCGACCACGCTGGCGACCTGACCAGCGCCCACCGCGACAAGGGCCGTCTCTTCGTCGACTGCCGCAGCCGCTGGAACCCCAGCATCAACGGCTGGAGCCATTACGGCGTGGTGATGACCACCGAAGCCGGCGTGGCCTGGCTGGCCGATCAGCTTGGCATCGAGGTCCGGCGCATGCCGCCGGCCAGTGCGACCGCCTGACAACGCGCAGGGAACGAAACCGTGAACGCCACACCCAGCCAAGCACGCACGCCAGAGGGGCGCGGGGAGACCACCCTGCAACTGCTGCGGCAGCGCTATCGCTGCAACTACATCACGGTCGAGCAGCTGCTGCAGGACCACCTGCCGAGCATCACGTCGCTGGACTCCCTGAACAAGGCAATCAGCAGAGGACACCTGCAGCTACGCATCGACCGTCTGTACGACAGCCGCAAGGCACCCCGAATCGTCTACCTCCACCACCTGGCCGACTTCCTCGACCAGGCCGAGAAAACCGCCGCCACCGCGGCAGCCTGACCACCACCACAGGAGCACAGCACCATGAAACCCACCGACGTCGCCGAGTTCATCAACTCGCTCAATGCCGGAGTTTTCGCCCAGCAGATCGGACGCGCTCTGTCCGATGTCGCCGCCGGGATCATCGATAACAACAAGCAGGGCGAAGTCACCCTCAAGTTCAAGATGAAACGCATCGGCGAAAGCAACCAGGTCAACGTCACCCACACGCTCGACTTCAACGAACCCACCAAGCGCGGCAAACGGCGTGAAGACGTCACCCTCGACACCCCGATGTACGTCACCGCCAACGGCCTCGAACTCTTCCAGACCGACCCGACCGCGCAACTGTTCAACCGCGAGCAAGCCCCGGTCCTGCCGCGCTAACACCCACCACCACACGCACAGCAAACCCACCACAAGGAACCAAGCATGTCCCTCAGCAAAGAAGCCCTGCAGCTCATCATCGACAACGCCATCCTCGCCGCAGACAACCTCCCGGACACCGACAGCCCCGTCGCCTACCTGCCCGAAGGCACCACGGTCGTCGACATGGAGCGCTACCAGGCCGCCCGCTCCCGCTTCCGCGGCGCCCTGACTACCGCCAGCCTGGCCGATTTCGCCGGCTACGTGCTTGATCGGCGGGGTGAAGAGAACCCGGCCAAGGGCTTCGTCGACCAGGACGCCATGCGCTGCGTCGTCTTCTTCAACCTGGGCAACGAACTCATTCCGGGCCACGCCGACGACACCGCCACCCTGACCCTCAAGCCCACCGCCGCCTATCGCGCCCTGCAGGCGATCGCCGGCGAACAGCTCAGCCAGAAGGCCCTCGCCGAGTGGATGGAGGACTGGCACGCCAACCTCATGGCCGAGAGCGAAGCCGGCGAGACGATGAGCACCGTCCAGGCCATCGCCGCCGTACGCAACATCACCATCAAGGCCGCCAGCGAGCGCACCCACGTCGAGGCGAACTTCGCCGCCCAGCGCAGCGCGATGGATGCCATCGAAGCCAAGAGCCAGGAAACCCTGCCGGGCGCCCTGCACTTCACCTGCATCCCCTACGAGGGCCTCGGCCAGCGCGTCATCACCCTGCGCCTGTCGATCCTCACCGGCGGCGACAAGCCCGCGCTCAAGCCCCGCTGGGTAGGCGAGGAGCAGACCCGCGAAGAGATCGCCCACGAGTTCAAGGCTGTCCTGGCAACCGAGATCGGCGACGCCGCCACCCTGACCCTCGGCATCTTCAACCCGGGCAAATAACCACAGGAAAACCCGCTGCCGGCCCACCACGCCGGCAGCGGGCACAGGAGCACAGCACATGGAAATCAACCCCAACCAGATCACCGCCCTGCTCGGCATCACCCTCGCCACAGGACTCTCCACCGCCGCCTGCTACCTCACCGGCCGCGCCGCCGGCATCCGCCTCGGCCTGCAACGCGGCCACCGCGACGGCTACGACGCAGCCGTCGACGACCTCGGCACCGAAGTACTCGAATCCGCAGACCGCCTCACCAGCGCCGAGCGCATCCTCACCGCCACCCGGTACGAACTGATCCGCGTGCAGAACCTACGCGACCTCGAACGCCGCCAAGCCGCCGAAGCGATCGAGGAGGCCACGCTGCGCGCCGAAGAAGCCAAGGCCCTGACCGACCGGCACGCCACCCTCCTGCGTCAGGCAGCAGCCATCCTCTCGACCGCCGCAGGCACTTGGGATGCCATGACCGCCACACACAAGGCCCGCGACGCCCGCACCGTCGCCAGCCAACTGCGCGAACTGGCTGCCACTCTGCAGCCCACCCAAGGCGAACAGCAGGAGGCCGCAGCATGAAAAATGCCACCCACTTCGTCATCGACCTGGAAACCATGGGGCAAGGCCCGTTCGCGCCTATCGTCGCCATCGGCGCCGTGTGCGTTACCAAGGGCAGCCAGGTCGACGAGTTCTACCGCCGCGTCAGCCTCGAGCTGGCCATGCATCCCACATTCGGCCGCCAGCCAGACGCCTCCACCATCCAGTGGTGGCTGCAGCAGAGCGCAGAGGCCCGCGGCGAGATCGACGGCAGCCAGCCGAGCAACAACATCTTCGGCGCGCTACGCCAGCTGGCCGACTGGATGGCCATCTACGCCACAGAGCGCGATGCCATCGTCTGGGGCAACGGCAGCAGCTTCGACAACGTCATCCTGCGCAGCAGCTACGAGGCATGCAGCCTCCCCTTGCCCTGGCAATTCCGCCACGACCGCGACCTGCGCACCCTGCTCGCCCTCTACCCCGAGGCCAAGAACGTCGGCGACTTCGAGGGCACCAAGCACCACGCCCTGCACGACGCCCGCCACGAAGCCAAGCAGCTGATCGCCGCCCTCGGCATGCACTACGGCCCGGAATGGGGGATCGAAGCATGAGCACTTCCGCCACCCAGCCCTACGCCTGGCTCGGCGCCGCCGGCACGTACCGCTCGAAACTCGACGGCATAGCCAACGGCGAACAGTTGCTGACGCCGCTCTACCTCAACCCCGCGCATGAAACCGAACTCCTCGAAGTCGTGCAGGCCATGTGCCGCACCTTCGATATCGGCGGAGTCGAGCCGGAAACCGGCAGCCTGAATCCCTTGCGAGCGCTGCATGCACGCGGCATCGCCGCGCTGGACGGTCGGCAACCCGCTCAGGATCGCGACAGCTTCTGCCAGCGCCTGCGTGCACTGGCCGAACAGATCGAAGCCCTGGGCGCCGACATCGACTACTTCGGCGGATTTGGCATGGCCAGCCAGTACGGCCGCAATCTGGTCGGAACCGCCCGCCTCGCCCGCGACATGGCCCAGGCCATCGAGATGGAGGGCCAGCCATGATCGACCGCCCCATCGAAAGCTGTTACGTCAACATCGCCACCAGCCTCCAGCGGCCGGGCGCCGATTTCGGAATAGCGAAGGTCCTCTGCCTAGGCCTGGCCCGTCAGGTCGACTCCCTCCTGTCTGCCCTCTCCTACTCCAACCGCCTGGCCGAATCGCATTACGACCAGATCACCCGCCTGCGCGCCGAAAAAAATCGCCTGCGCGAGCAACTGGCAGAGCTTCAGCGGCTGGCCGATCAGCGCGGCAATGCCGTCGCCGGACTGCTCGTGCAGCAATCGTCCGCCGCCCAGGAGAAAGCCCGATGAACCGCCCGACCGTCCACACCGTGGAACTTTACCCCGGCGCGCCGGAGCGGCACGAAGTCGTCCTGCTGCGCGACTACGAAGCGCTGCACCGCAAGCTCGATAATGCCCAGCAGGCCGCCCCAGTGGACGTGCCGGATGAGCGTGAAGCGTTCGAGCAGTGGATCGATAGCTACGGATGGCCGATCCAGCGGAGGTCCGATGGTGACACCCGATATTATGAAGACCCGACCACCCAACTGGGCTGGGAGGCGTGGAAAGCCCGCGCCCTACTCGCCGCCGCGCCGACCCAACCGGCGCAGCAGCCGGTGGCCGAGGTGGTTCCACAACTGGTCGACGATGGGTATCTGGTCCCGAAGCATGCAAAACTGATTCTAGACATCCCGGTCGAAACCAAGCTCTACGCAGCCCCACCAGCGCCGGAGCACCCTGCCAACGCTCACTTAGAATGGGTCGGCCAAGTCATGACCCAGGCCCAGGTATTCGCCAGCGCCTGGTCACTGGTCGGCGGCCGGTTCGACGCGGGCGATGGCCTGAAGCATGCCGAAGAGGAAAAGCGGCGCCTGCGCGAAATGCTGGAGGCCGGCCAATGACCAGCCTCCTGCCCCGCCTGAGTACAGGCGCAATTCCCGCCGAGGTCGAACAGATCCGCCGCCTGGTTTCCAGCCCGAAGATGCCACCTTCCATCGCCCGTCTGGCCGAGTTGCCAGCCGGCAGCCCGGTGGTACACGTCAGCACCCCGGCCCGCCAGCGGCGCCTCGATGGCCTATTCTTCGACCGCGGCCAGAACACCTGGCTCGCCAAACTCGACGGCAGCACAACCTGCCAGCCGCGCGACCTGCGCCTGCCCGGCGACCAGCTCGACCTGTTGGCCCCTTGCGAGAGCGGGAGGGCCTGGGCATGACGAGCCTCTACCGCATCCACCCGCAGCCCGCGTTCAACTTCGGCGGCCTGGTCATCGACAATTTCGCTGGCGGCGGCGGTGCCTCGACTGGCATCGAGCTTGGCCTCGGCCGGCCGGTCGACATCGCCGTCAACCACGACCCCGAGGCCGTGGCAATGCACGACATCAACCACCCGCACACCCGGCACTTCTGCGAGTCGGTCTGGGAGGTCGACCCGCGCGTCATCGCCGATGGCCGCCCCGTCGATCTGGCCTGGTTCAGCCCGGACTGCAAGCACTTCAGCAAGGCCAAGGGCGGCGCCCCGGTCAGCAAGGAGATCCGTGGCCTCGCCTGGGTGGCCATCCGCTACGCGGCAACCGTCAAGCCCAAGGTCATCATGCTCGAGAACGTCGAGGAGTTCGTCACCTGGGGACCGATCGCCAGCGACGGTCGCCCCTGCCCGAAGAACAAGGGCCGCACCTTCGGCGCCTTCACCAACGCCCTGCGCCGCCTGGGCTACGTCGTGGACTGGCGTGAGCTGCGCGCCTGCGACTATGGCGCCCCGACCATCCGCAAGCGGCTGTTCCTGATCGCCCGCCGCGACGGCCAGCCCATCGTCTGGCCTCAGCCCACCCACGGCGACCCGGCCAGCGATGCCGTCAAGCGCAAGCGCCTCAAGCCCTGGCGCACCGCGGCGGAGATCATCGACTGGTCGATCCCCTGCCCGTCGATCTTCGAACGCCAGCGCCCGCTGGCCGAGAACACCCTGCGCCGAATTGCCCGGGGCATCCAGCGCTATGTGATCGAGGCTGAGCGACCCTTCGTCGTCAACGGCAACACCGGCGAGCTACTCGCTCCCATGCTGATCGGCGCAGGCGGTCCCACCTACTCCGGCAAGCCAAAACCAGTCGATAGCCCGGTCAACACCATCACGACTCAGTCACATGGTGCTCTGGTCAGCGCCTTCCTCGCCAAGCACTACGGCGGCAACTACACCGGCCCGGGCAGCAGCATGGACGAGCCGGTCCCGACCGTGACCACCGTCGACCACAACGCCCTGGTCACCAGCCACCTGGTGAAGCTGCGCAACAACTGCATCGGCCAGGATCTGCGCGAACCAGTGCACACCCTGACCACGGGCGGACACATGGGCGAGGTCCGCGCATTCCTGCTCAAGTACTACGGCACCGGCGACGGCCAGCCGCTCGACGAGCCCCTGCACACCGTCACAACCAAGGACCGCATGGCCCTGGTGATGATCAAGGGCGAGCCCTACCAGATCGTCGACATCGGCATGCGCATGCTCGAGCCCCACGAGTTGTACGCCGCCCAGGGCTTCCCCGCCGAATACATCCACACCCACACCGCCGACGGCAAGCGCCTCAGCAAGGCCGCCCAAGTCCGCATGTGCGGAAACAGCGTCTGCCCACCCGTGGCCGCGGCATTGGTTCGGGCGAACTGCGTCGAGCAGATGGGCGTGGAGGAGGCAGCATGAACGCTCAGCTTGATTTTTTCAGCGCAGAGACTATCGCGCGCTCCCTTGTGGCGGCGCATGCAGCCGCTGCTCCTGGCACCAAGTTCGCCCGGAGATCAAGAGCCTATCCGTACATCCCGTACGACGAGGACGAGGCCAGGCAGATCATCCTCGGCCTGTGCGAGCAGGCAGCCGGCGAATGGGTGAAGAGTCACACCATCTTCCTCGTCACCGGCATGCACCCATACGAAATCTGTCACCTCACCCGCCGCTTGTGCGAGGCCGGCTACCTGGAAATCACCGAGCTGTACTACGGCAGCAGCAATCCATGCGACAAGAACTACAAGGGGTACCAAGACGGCTACCGGCTGAAGCCAGGAGGCACTGCATGACCTGCACGATCTTCTACAGCACCGAAATGCCCAACGAGCAGGCCAAGGTCACCGGCGGCATCCCCACCAAACCCATGCGCTGGGCCGTGGACTACGTCGTCAAAACCCCGGACGGCCGCACAGTCGTCCAGGGCGAGAAAACCATCCAGCGCGCAACCTTCGAGGAACTGCGCGCCGTCATGAACCACACCATCGGCGAGATCGGCGACGAGGTCGGCAACGAAGCCACCTTCGTCAGCTGGCGAGCCACCGCCCATGGCGGGAAGAAGAAAAACAGGAAAGGAGGGAAGCGGAAGTGATCGGCATTCCAGAAACCGATACGCTCGAGCACAGCCGTATCAGCGCGAACGTCAATACCGGCTTCCAGCTGACCACAGCAGACGGCCGCCCGGCACGCCTGGCGATCCTCGACGAGGACGGCAACGTCATCGAGGCAGGTCCTGCCGTGGCGAAAGAAGCCTGGAACGTGTGCATCGCCGTGCAGAAAAACTTCTGGCGCGGCATGGGCCATCTGATAGTGCACAGCGAACCGCCGGGCATTGCCAAAGCAGCCGACGCAGCATGACCACGGGCCGGCGCAAGGCCGGCCCTCTGCTAGTCAGGGAGTGGCCCTGGCCAATGCGGCGAGCACAGCCAATACAACCTGCCTGGAAATCAACGTCAGGTCTGCATCAGGATTAGCACGCTCTCGAAGTTGCCGATCTGGATGGATCATATTGCGAGACTCTCTTAATGCATGTGCATGCCGCGTTAGAGCAAAATCAATAAAGCCCAACTCTGCAGCGACCTTAATCAAATCTGAGGTTGACCATTTTTCAAGCGGGAATATCTTGCTGCTGTCACGCCTATCGCGCGGTGCTGCTGCGGCAGCCATTGCACGCTCTTTGTGCCTGCCAAGCCAGTCCGGCAAAACAACCTCAAGAATTGACCCATAGAGAGCAGTCGCAGCTAGCCAGGCACGCGCCTCTGAACAGCGAGTAGCTTCCTCCCAGCGAAAGCGAAGGTTATCAGCCAATGTCGGATCAAGACCTAGCTCCTCGAACGGCAAACGCTCCGGAGTTGCTGCCGCAAGGATTGTAGCCGGCGGCCGTAGCCCCAAGCGAGGTACAACAGTATGCGCATAGTACCTTAGTCCATCTGCTGTTAGTGTCACCATTATCAGATCACGATTAAAGATATGGCGATCACGCTTTATTAGCCCATCATCAATCAATCTCTCAATAACAGTGTCGAGAGCAAACTTATCCAAATGCCAAATGTAAACACCGACCTGATACTCTGAGAGGCTTAAAGTATTGCTGCCCAGCTCTAATTCGTAGCCGGAACTCCGCAACAACGCGATAACAACGTCGCGAGGATCAGTTGCACCAGGATCCAGCGAAGGGTGCCGAAAACCTCTTTTCTGCCAACGTCGCTCCCGCTCAATCAATCCTTTATACGTAGCGCACCAGTAATCAGGGGTAGTAGGTGACGCTACGAGGCCTTCGGATTCCATCTGCTTGAGCATCGATACGATTTGAGATGCGTCAAAAGCCCATGTAGCCTCTACGCGCCGTATATGCTCAAGCCCGAACGAGCTATTACCACTCTTATGAGATTCGAACATTTCATGTTCGAAAATTGAGTCTCTAATCACGAACTCACTGTCGATCATGCAAGTATTTCCCTTAACTACCTAGGCTATCCGGCCCAATCCTCACTGGCCACCCACGCTCCTGTACTCCGATTTATCTGGATCAGCCGTGGCATTCCACTCTTCGGCACCATCATCATGTCGATTGTCCGACCTCGACGCCCATCCGGCGCAATCCCCCGCATGTAGATCACCAACCGATCGAACGTGTCCAATACCAGCTGCCGCACCTGTTCTCGCGCACCATAGTCGCCTTGCTCGACCAGTGCAGCGAGCTCCGCCCAGCGCTCGGCCTGCGCTGGCTCGACACGGACCGCCGCCACCGACAACTCCCGCTCCAACTGCTGCACTCGTGCCTGCGCGGCGACCTGCTGCTGCTCCAACTCCCGTGCCCGCCGCACGAACGCCAATGGCGCCGCACCACTCTCGTCGGCCAGCAGTGCATCGGTGATTTTCGCCAGCTGCCGCTCAATATCCTCGACCTGCTTGCGCGCCTCGGCCAGAGGCTGCCGCAGGTCCTGACCATCGGCCGGCGCCTGGTGTAGCCGCTGCAGGTTCATCTGATCCGCGCAGTACGCCAGCAGCGCACGCTCAATCGGCACCACGCTGCAGCTACCGCCGGCCGTGCAGCCGCCATTCTTGCTGTAGGAGGTGCACTGCAAGCGCCGGTGGCCATCGGCCAGAGTGCCATCCGCCCGGCGCCGATTCATGATGTTCTGCGCCACCAGCGCGGTTCCGCAGTAGCCGCACTGGGCCAAACCGACGCCGGTCACGATCCCCGGAATCTCCCCCGCACCGCGCCGCCTGTACCGTTGCCCCGCCAGCAGCTGCAATTCGTCGAACTCGGCATCGCTCAACACCCGCGGGTAATACTCATCGAGGAGATAGTCCTCGCCATCCACCGAGATCCGCTTCGCCCCCCGCAGCGCCGGAAGCCGGACCAGGCGGTAGATCTGTTGGCCGGAAATCCCCCAGTCGCTGAGCACATGGCCATCCGCGAACATGAGCTTCGCCGCGCGTCCTGCCCCTATGCCCTTCCGGTAGAGATCCAGCGCCTCCCGTACTGCCTCTACTCGCTCTGGAATCAGCTCCCAGGCCTCTCCCGTCCAGCGCACCCACTGCGGGTCCTTCCCGTTACGGATCAGCCCCCGGTACGTGCCGGCCTTCCAGCCCTCGCACTGCCGCCGGATCGAGGCCTTCACTCGCTTGCTCTTGGTGTCCGACTCCTCGTGGGCACGGATCATCACCAGCAGCGAGTACACCAGGTCCATTGGCTGCGCCTTGAGCCCAGCCCGGTTGTACTCCCGCCCATCGCTCGCCGTCACAACCGTGATCCCGGCGTTGATGATCTGCGCAAGCTGCGCCTGCGCCTGGATGGGCTCCGCCCGGCTCAACCGATCCAGCCCCTCGACGATCAGCACCGACCCGGCGGGAATCCGCCCCTCATCCACCGCCAGCAGAAACACCCCCAGCGCACCCTGCTTGACATGCTTCTGGTGGTAAGCCGACAGCCCTTCGTCCCTCAGCGATAGCGTCTCATCCAGCTCAAACCCGCGCGCTGCCGCCCATGTCTGCGCATACTGCAACTGCCGATCGGCGCTGCTACCCGTCGCTTGGCGTGGATCGGAAAACCGCAGATAGCTGTATACTCTCGCCCCATTTTTCACCGCCAC